GAATCAGACCCCGATTCCGAGTCCCGCAAAGTTTGTGTAGGGGTAAACCTGTTCGACGTAGACCGAGAGCGGACGTTTCACCAGCATCTTGGCGTCGGAGTCTTCAATGTCGGCATAACGAATCCAGAGATAGTCCCAGCCACGTTTCGCGACGCCAGTGATGTCACCGACTTGCAGTCCCTGCACATTTGGGCTGGCAGCGAATCGATAGGAGACTTCCCAATCCTCCTGGCCACGCAACGAACCAGCTGCTCCCAGAAACAGCACTTCTCCAGATGCGAACCCCCGAAACGGCGAGTTGTTAACCGTTCCCGTCAGATAGAACAGTGCTGACTTGTAAGCACCTGTGACCAGCGCAGCATCGATGTAATGTGTTTCGCTGAAGTTGTAGACGGGGACCGTGATGTCGACCCCTTCAACACCATCCTTGGTCACTCCAATTCCACCACGAAAGTTGGGCGGAAAGACACCCGGCGCTGCCCAGACTCCCGTGGTTGCGAGCGATTGCGTGACATGTTGCGTGCCGCCACCGGTGTCGAACGAGTATGTCGAATCACCCGTTTGCGGTGGCTCGGTGCGCCCGTAGCGGATCGAGCCTTCCCAGGCGTTCTCGGAAATCCGTTCCAGATGCGTCGACTGCCGAACGAGTCCAGCGTAGACATTTGGCGTTTGCGCAATCAGTTCGCTGTGGGCTTCAATGTCATCCGACGTGCCGAGGACGAGATACCGCAAATCGACCGATGGCTGTTCGCCGGCCGACTGTTCGCGTGATTCCCACTTTTCCGTCACTGTGACTGGCATGATGATCCATTATGTAAACTGCAACCCGCCGTGATGAGCTTCATCGAGGATTCGCTTCGTGTTACGGGCGGTCTCTTCGGTCGCCTTGGCAGTCCGCTCTTGATGAGTCCCTCCTCCCATACCTCGCACACCGAATGCGTTGAATGTTCCACTGACACTGACTTTGTCAGCCGCTGATTGCAGTCCCTCACCCGCCTGGCTGAGTTTGTCCTGCAGTTCGCTAAGGAGACCGGACGGAGAGGTCGCTTCCGGTCCAGACGATCCCTCAGCCTCGGATCGCTTCCGCGAAGCTTCTTCCAAAGCGGCCTGCCATTCACGGCGGGCTTCAGCGAGAGCGGAATCCGAGTCTTTCAACTCCGCATCAAACTGTTGACCGCGTCGTTGATGCTCGGCATCGCGCATGCGGTCGAGTTCGGAAAGCGTTCCCGATCGGTTACTGTCAATTTGCGATAGCCTTGCTCGACGCTCTTGTTCCCGCTGGAAGATCTCTTGATTGCGTTGTGAGTCCGCGCCTTGGTTCTTGCCTGCGACCTCATCATTGATTCGCGTGATTTCGGCTTCGGCGTTGATGTCGGAGTCGAACAGCGACTTCAGGCGAACCCACGCTTTGCGAATGAACCCAACTGCCGTGTTCCAGGTCTTCGTCAAACCAGTCGTGAATAGCGCCCATGCGTCGGCGAGGAAGTCGACCGTTTCTGTCCAGCCAGTTTGCATTCCGGCCCACGCATTGGTCGAGACTTCAGCGGCTACGTAAACTGCCTCCGTCCAGACCGCAACAAAGAAGCGTTTGACCTCGACCCATTGCTGATTGAGAGCATTGATTCCCTTCTGCCACTCCATCTTCAGAGTCAGCCAGAGTATCCGGGCTGCCAGGCCAAGGTCGCCCGCTGCCAGGGCATCACCGATGCCGCCGAAGGCCTGAATCGCGGTCGATTTCAGAACCTGAAACTGTTTGCCCAGCCAGCTGAGTGCCTGTCCACCGAGATCTGACGTATTGATCAGGTAGACGCCGAGTACTCCAATCCCTGCAAGGACCAGACCGATTGGTGACAAGAGTGCTCCAAGAATTGAAGCAACCGTCCCAATCACCGTGGCGAGTCCACCGAACCCGAACGCGACGAGTTGAATGGTTCCACCGAGTCCGATGAGAGCAACACCCGCTGCCAGAAGACCAGCGATAATGCTAACCGTGGTCAACACGAGCTGCTTGTTTTCGCCGATCCAGATTCCGAGCGCTGAAAGGAACGATGTCACAGCTCGAACTGCTGCTCGCAGTTCCGTTCCGAATGCTTCACCGATCGCGATGGCGACACCTTCCAGTGCCGACATCAGGATTGTGGCATCACCTTTGAGCGTGTCGAGTTGGGTTCCCGCGATGCGAGAGGCGGTCCCTGAGGCATCCCCCAACTCTGCTGTCGCTTTCCGGAGTCGATCGGCTCCCTGAGCAACCAGCTCAGCAGCGCCCGCAGCTTGCCGCGCCGGAAAGATCGTTCCCAGCACGTGGAGTTTTTCGCCAGAACCGACGCCCGACAGCGATCCTTCGAGATCGGCCAGAATATCGGCCAATTTTCGAACGTTGCCAGCTTCATCGGTTATTCGAACTCCGAGCCGTTTCAGTTCCGATTCAGCGGCCGCGGAGGGAGATGTCAGTGAGAGCAGAATTCCACGCAGCGTCGAGCCCGCCATTTCCCCCTGAATACCAGCATTTGAAAGCAGCTGAATCGCGGCTGTGATCTCTTCCAGCGAGATGCCCGCGGACTTCGCCATCGGCCCGACGAACTTGAACGCATCTCCCAGCATCGTCAGATCAGTGTTGGCAGTCGTCATCGCTTTCGCCATGACATCCACCGCACTGCCCAGTTCCTCAGCGGTCAGTCCCATACCCGCCATGATTTTGGCAGCGATGTCGGCGGCCTGGCCGATCTCAATCTGACCAGCGGCGGCCAGATCCAGTGTGGGACCGATCGCAGAGAGGATCTGATCAACGTCGAATCCAGCCAACGCGAACGAGCTCATCGCTTCTGCTGCCTGACTCGCCGAAAAGACCGTTGTCGCTCCGAGTCGCTTGGCTTCCTTCTCCAGCCGTGTGAACTGGCTTTCCGTCGCTCCGGTCAGTGCTTTGACTCGGGCCATCTGCGATTCAAAGTTCGCGAACGTCTTCGCCGAGAGCGCAAAAGGAACGGCCGCGAGGATTCCCACGGAGAGCAGCCTGCGACCGAACTGTTGAATCGACCTCCCAAACGCTTTCAGTTTTGCCTGCGCCCGGCGTAGCCCGCGAACCAGTTTTGAGTCGTCGGCAAACAACTCGACATACGCTCGAGCAGCTCTAATTGCACCAGCAGCAGGCACATCACTTTCCTGTTGAGCACGAAAGAATTAGCGAGCATCGAGTGGCCGCCGATCGACGAAGACCTGTTTGAGCACTTCCACGCCCACACGTGGCTTGGATTCAGAAGGTAAGCTTGGCTTCGATTGCGTGTGTGGATGAAAGTCTTTCGGTCGGGCTGCCCGCGACCTCTTCGGATCGCGATGGCAATTGGAGATCAATGCCATGAGGGAAGCGGTATGGTTCCAGCGGTCGCGGCTTGAGGATTCTGCCATCCAGCAAAGTTGACGGAGCGTCAGCAACGCTGGATCGACTCCAACAATACCCGCAAGTTCGAAAATCAATTTCCAGACGTCGACTGGAGTGCGTTTTCGATCGCCTGATCGAACTCCGGACTCTCCACCGCTTGTAGCGCCCGATCGATCGTTGTCGTTTGACGTCGTTCGGCTGCTGTCTTCACTTTCGTGAATGCCCTTTTCAGGAGCATCCGCTTCCCTTCCTGGAAAAAATCGATCACCGCTTCAATCAGCGCGTGAACTGCTGCCTCCAGTGACGTTTCATCGAGCGATTCCCCAAACTGCTCCGTCGTCATCCCTTGCGCATCCAGCTGCGGCCGGACCAATGCGGTCAAAACATCGAACATAACGAACAGATCTTCAACCACTTTGGAGAACGTCTCGCCCTGGGCATCAATCAGTTTCGTAAGATCAACACCAGTCAGTCCTTTAACTCGTTGCAACGTGGCGACATTGACTTCGATGGTCCAAGTCTTCCCTTTGGCATCAGTGAACGATTTCATAATCAGACCACCATCCATTCTGGAGGGTTATCGCTATAGGTTGGTTTGGCGGTCACACTGACCGTGATCGCTTCTTCCAGTGGCTCATTCCTGCTGAAGTTCGTAATCACCATCGCCGCCTTGAGTCCCTGGCTGCCGGTGTCCGCGATATCGCCATCCATGATCGCGAACCCGACACCAGTTCCATCGAAGAACGCAGTCCGAATCGCAGTGAATGCCGCGTCCGTCGTATCCCAGATCATCTCGAACTCGATCGATCCATCCTTCAAAGTCGCAAGAGTCGCTCGCCAACCATTGTTGCCTCGCGTGCTGGCGTCCGCTTCACCTGCTTCAACATTGAGCGTCAGATCCTTGACGTTCTTGATCTCTGCGAAAGTTCCGGAGAAATCAACCGCGTTGTAATAGAGCTTGGCCTCAAGCCCGAGTTTCACTCCCATCGGAGCTCCTTAGAATTTATGGCTGACGATCTTTACCACACGCCTTACGCACCGGGTGCAGGCGGGAACGATTCACCGGTTGATGTCGTCGCTGGAGTGCTTCCCAAGGTTGATCCAGGGCCGGAAGGCCAGCGGCCGAGCAATGGCAGATGGCTGATCGGAATTCCGTTGGTCAGCACTTCGAGGTCATCCTCGGTTGGGACATCCTCGGGAGGCGGGACGGTGTCGATCATCTCGGTGCTGGTGAACCAGGCTGCCGGGTTGTAGGCGGCCAGTTGGTCATCAGTCAGCGTGAAGTCTGGCTTGGCCGCCTCTTCCAATGGCACTCGAAACAGTTCAGTCGCCATCAGTCGATAGACACGATGGACATACTGACCGACCAGACCGGCGAACGCCTCACTGATCTCAATAGGCTTGGCGTTTTCCTGATGCTGCATCGACTCAGTGAGCGCGAGCATGGTCAGACCGGCGTATTGCTTGAGCCACTGGTTTCGTACTCGAAAATACGGAGTCGGATAAACCAGAAATTCTTCAGGCGCCGGGAGCGCGTGGGCTGTCTCCATGTTTGGAGTGGCCGAAGCAACGGCCCGTCCCGCTAGGATCGCCCGCGCCCGCGTGCAGAGCTTGTGGATACGAGTCAGCGTGTTGATCGAGGGAGGTGTTCGCAGCCGGGCATCGGGATGCCAGAGAATCGCCTGTAAATTCCGACCAACCACGTCGGTCAGATACCGGATCGTGTCGTTTTGCGATTGCGTGTCATTGGAGAAGTTCGGCACAGCGAGTCCATATTTTCCCCAGGGTGGAACGTTGTACCAGAGAAATGCATCGTGGGTCATGTTGAGTCCAATGTGTTAAAGAAAGGTTGGTGTCAGTGAGTCAAGCAGCAGATCACGGTTCCCGCTTCACTCCACGTCCAGCGAGAAACTGATCAATCAGTCCTTTAATCGATTCCATCGTCCCGACGGAGCCGGGATACTTGCGGGCCATCTCCGCTTCGGCCCAGGCGAACGCTTCAGCAAACGTGTCCCGTTCATACGGAGCGAAACGAGTCTCGGGGATGATCGCCTGAGGTGGAGGTGGCGAATCGACGGTCACCACGGGCGGTTTGCTGCTCGCAGTTTTCGCTGATGGTGGATCACGAGCGAGACGTTGCCGTCGTCTCCGCATTGTCCGCCACAGTGCGATTCCTCCCAGAACTAAACCGCCAGCGCCACCCGTGGCGCCTGTCACGCCCAACCAGGTGGTAACCGTGACCGCCTTTTCGACAAGTCCAGCAACGCGATCGAGTCGATCATTGGAGTCGGGAGCAGGTGCTGGTTCTGTGACTTCCACATTCGAAGACGTATCTGCTTCAGGTAGCGGGTTGGCTGAATCTGTCGACGCTGGGAGAGTGTCTGTAGCGACGACTTCCGGCTTAGCGTTGTCTGCTTCAGGTTGATCCGGAATCGGATCAGATCGTGGTCGTTTGGAAATCTCTTGCTGAATGCCAAGTTGAGCGAGAAGTTGATCCGTCTCTTCATAGCCAATGATTCGGACTAATCCGGGAACGATGAACTGCGGGACTTCGTTAACGCCAAACCGTTCCGCCATTGCGGGTCGCTTATCGACATCAACGAACTCGATCGCGAATCGATTCTCCAGCTGTTGACGAAAGGCGGCGTTGTTGGCGAAGTCGTCTTTGAATCGTCGACACGGTCCACAGGTCACTGAACCGAAGACATACAGTGTCGGTGGACCAGCGGTGACAGGTTTGTCCTGCTGAATATGTTGTCGTACCGCCGCATAGGCCTGGCGTACGGCGGCTGAGGATATGAACACGCTGGTCGCACAGTCAGCGCTGTTGAGCAGTCCGCAAACTTCAGCTTTCGCATTCAGCAGTGGGCCACCACTCCACCCCGGTCCCGTACCGAATCCGAGTACGTTTCCGTTGAATGACCCGCCCGCATACTCAAACGTGCTCCATCGCAAGAGTCGTCCACTGGCCCAGCGAAGTTCACGTCGACCATTGACCTGCGGATAACCATAGGACCAGAGGCGTTCACCGATTTGAGGAGGACTGGCCGCGACTGGAAGAAATGGATAACCATCTCCTTCACAGTCATAAGTGTCAGGCCCTTCTGCTTCCGGACAGACATAGATACGCGTTGCGGTGACAGTCCGATCTTTGAATCGAATTGTCACGGTTTTCGGCAAGTCGCAATGCCGAGCGGTCATGACCAGACCCGCTTCATCGACACAGACTCCACTGCAGCCATCGACAAGGACAACGGCATCTTCAACGCCCGCCTGAGCAGCAGAGGCAATGGCCAGAATTGCGATCATGGCAACAATGCTATTACGCAGTTGCGTCGTGGATCGGTAAGTCTTCAACGTCAACAATAGTATGGTCAGTAACATGGATTCCCACGATCAAGTGTTGACTCAGGCGTCATTACGGAAAGACGCGCGGTGTGCGTTGCGGTAGAGCCGGGAACTCGCGTTCGAATCGGAACGTTCCCTGGCGAACCAGTTCCCGCAGCAAGCAGGCGGGATTGAATCGGGTTGGGTTTGAGCGATTCATGCGTCCCAGTCGCATGCAGACAGCGGCAACCAACTCGGAGCAAAACAGTTCATTCAGATCTGCCTGTGGGAGCAGTCGGGTCCGCTTGAACAGACGAGTCCCTGAGACGAGTGCACCACCGAGATCGTAAGTGACCCGCTGTCCAATGAAGTGCCGGACGAGGATTGCTGTCAGGAGTTTCGATTCTGACTCAGACAGTTTTTCGATCGGTGAAAGGCGATACAGGTCAACATGACCGCCGCTCGTGATGTAATCTCGGATGCGGTCTTCCGGCAGATGGGCCTGGCAACCGTCAATTGGGTACCCGAGGATTGCACAGGGGTGTTTGCAAAGCGTGGTCGATTCGATCCAGACCATGCTGCCCTGAAATTCACACAGGACTGCGACGTGTGATGGGCCAATCTTTAGCCGTGGTGGAGCCAGTAACGATGCTGTTCCGTAACTGATCGCTTTCGCGGTGAACCCGGTCCCATAACAGGCGACAATGTCGAGTGGCTGAAACTTCAGTTCGGTCATTCACGTCCTCGTAAACGGTCAAAGAGTTCGTCATGTCGGGCCAGTCGGCGACGGATGTCTTCCAGTTCGGCAGAACGCAACTGAGCGTTCGCTCGAACTTCCGCCTTGATTGCGCTAACGTCAGCGCTCATCTGCCAGGCCCACAGCACCGCTCCCACAAACACGACAGAAACTGTGAAGCTGAGGAACGACACAAACCATTTCGGAATGACAACGAAGCCGTTGCCGTTCATGCCGAGCGGATGTTCGGGCGCAGGGATTTTGTGGGAAGATTCAGTCACGCTGTTGCCTTCAATGAATAATCACGCTGCTTTGATGACAGCGTCCTGCCACATGCGAGGCAGTTCCTGATCGCGGTTCTTCTCGAATGCTGGCCCCATGAACGGACGCGGTTCGATGGGGATCGGCTTGAGTGTCACCTTGACGGGGCGTTTGCCCTGCTTGCGTTTCGCGGCAATGATGCGGTTGATCTCCGCCTGCGAGCGTTTGCGATTTTGCTTCTTGCGTTTACGACGCGGCTCACGCTCTACTTTGCGAACAACGGTCACGCCGCCATGTTCGAGGACTTCTGGAGCACCGGTGCCACGGTTCAGTAGAATGGGACCGATGATGACCGAGCGTCGCGAGGCGTCGTACACGAAGAAGATGTAGTTCTTCAGTCGACCGGTCTGATTCGTCGGCGCCTGTCCCGGTTTCGAGGGACGTTTCCGACGACGAATGCTGGCGCGAGCGTCTGAGCGAACGTAGGCACCGAACTTTGAGAAGACTCGGCGTTCAGCGCGATTAATCGAACGCTGAACTTTCTGGCGATCGAAGAACAGGCCTTTGGCCTGATTCAGCCTGAGGCCCACTCCGACCATCGGTTATTCCATCACTCGAAACGTCAGCGTCATCACGCTGGTGAACTGTCGGTACTGTTGCAGATGCTCCGTGGCGTAGATCGCACGATGTTCCGTCTTTACCCAGATGGCATTCGGAAAGTTTGCCAGCCGTTTTGCCTGGAACGACTCCGCAATCTCTTCGGCCAGTGCCAAAAACCGATCGAGGTCGGCGTTGGTCTCCGTGGAGAGCTTCTGCTGCACAGCAATGTCGATTGCCACTTCCCGCTGCATACCGCCACGTCCGAGATTTCCAGTGGTCAATCCATTTGGAATCACCGTGACATGCAGCGTCTTCAGGTCAGCGAGTTCGTAGCGCGGTTGATAGTGTCGTTGAGCTGTGAATTGCAGGCTAAACGTGTTGGCGTTCAACTCAGTAACAACCGCATCAGCAATCTCAGTAATGACCGGCATTAACTCTCCGTCGTTCCAACCTGTTTTGTGTGAATCCGCAGCGATTGACGATACGCATCCAAATACCGCCAGCACGGCTCGCTACCAGGAGCAATCACTTCGTACAGGAGCGTGATGTTTCCAGCCGGTTCCTCAATCACATCGCCTTACAAATGGAGAAGTAGCGAATTCCATCCGTAACGTTAAACTCGTTTGCAAGTCTTGAAATCCAAAGCGTGGACCAGCTATTAAAGTGGAATGGAAATGGAATCAGAAACTCTTTATGAACGCGGCTTTCAAATGCTGCTTGACGACAGCTTCGTCCTACTTCAGTGTGCAGAAGATCCTGATGAATCTCAGTCTAGCGACACGTTTATTAGAAGTTCGATACTCGCATCAATGCTTATTCCTGAAGTTGCCGCAAACATTTGTGTTGAAACCCTCAACCTAGAGAATTCAGTGTTAAACGACATTGACCGGCTTTCTGTCATCGCCAAATTCGACATCTTTCTACGGATGAAATTCCGCAGCCGGAAAATTGATAAAGGGATCTCTGCGGTTCAAGGGTATCAAGATGTAAAGCGACTTCGTGATCGATATGTTCACCCAAAGCGGTCGCCCATAGAGTGGAAACTGACAAACTTTGACGAGACAACAGACACATCTGAATATGTTGCCTGTCCCACTGAGACGAGCCAGACAAAAATAGGTATGCATCCAGCATACTGGACAATCGAAGATGCAAAGAGAGTCATGATTGCCGTGCATTCATTCATGTCTTACGTTTTTCGAGACTGTTGTAAATATTCTTCGAAACGAACGACATCACTTCTATTTTCAGAGATGAATGTCCCCAACCCAGACGAGGAATTTTACCCTTACTATGATCGATCACTCAAACGGTTGTTGAGAGATTGGGGAGTCGACATGTCTTATTTGAAACTGTGCTGGAACTAATGTTTGTATTGCGTGGATACGGAACTGCATCCCGAGCGTGTTGAAATCGGTCTCACCGCTTTCAATCGTCGGCACACGCTTGCCACGCAAGTAAGCGATCTCGATCGCAGCCACATCATTCGGATCAGCCAGCAGATACCAGGCCGTTGAGCTGTTGCCGGGAATCGAGGTTACGCTCAAATACGGTGAACAGATCGGTCGAAACTTCCCGGCATGCGGGTTGTTGACTGGTTTCGCCTTGTTGTTGGCAGGAACCTGATTGAGCGGCAATTCCTTGAACAGCTGCTCGGCAGTGACTTTGAGCGACGTGGGAACCAGGACAATGGCAGGCTGCACCAGGATCGGTTTGCCCTGCTTGTCGACACGGTCCAGGAACATCTGTTCTGCGACGGTCAGTGATTCAATATCGAGAGCAGTCTCTGCCCCTTCGAAATAGTTCTTGTTTCCCGTTGAGAAGAAAGCACCCGGATTCGAGAGCAACAGCGTGAAGACCACTTCTTCGAGTGCCAGAGCCGACATCCGACCGATTGCACGCGGAATCTGCAGGAAAGCTCCCAGGTCATCGTTGATCATCATCTGCCGCGTGAGAGCGATCATCCGGCCCCACGTCTCGACCTGATTGGTGTAGGACTCTTCTTCCAGACCGGCATGCTTCAATTCACCATCGGCACCAACCTTCTGGAAAATGCCCGCTGCCGTCATCCGATAACGAGTCACCTGTTTGAAGTCGTTGACGTCCGTTGCACCGCTGATCTGCGTCGCTACGGCATTCACTGCCTGGTAGGCCGCGAGCATCGTCTTTGTGGCGACATTCGAGAGAATCCCGGAGAGGCTCAGCGTTGAAAATCCGCTCGATGCCTGAATGAGTCGACCGTCCGCCACGAACGCAGCCCGAATCACATCGTTATCAATTCGTCCCGGACGAACATAGCCACCGGAAGCACGAATCACCTCGTACAACAGCGTGTGCAGCCCAGCCCCACGCAGTTCGCGAGAGACAGCTTGGTTCATTGTCTTTTCATCATACAACTGGCCGACGCGATCTTCCGGGAGACCAGCGGAGAGACAGAGAGCCGCTTCAATACTGGTCGCTCGACGACCACTGCCATCGTCACTGTAGACTGGTTGCGCTTCTGCACGCTCAGCCCGCAGCAATTCCAGTTCGGCTCGCGTCTGGTCCCAGCCCTCATCGACAGCCCGCGATTCGAGATCTGCATGCTTTCCAGCGAAGAGTTGCGAAATGGCGGAGATTCGTTTGCGTTCGCTGGTCCAACGCTTGCGCATCTGGTCGATCGGATCGAGCGGAAGTTCCGGAGTAGAACTAGCAACCGTTGTCGACTTGGCAGGTGATGCCTCAACTGGTGAGTCAACTTCTGCTGTGGGTTCTTCGTCTTCCATCGATTCGTTGTTCTCCTTATCGAACAATGCACGCATGTTCGTGTTTTGTTGTTCGTTGAGCGTATTGATGTCGAAGCCTTGCGCTGCGACCCATTGTTCGAATTCCATTGATTGGACCTCGATTTGGTTGGAAGAGGATTGAGAAACGGCTGCCATTCGGGCGACGGTTTGATCGTCGGCACCTAAGGCCACAAAACTGACTTCACGGAGAGTTGACTGTCGAGCCACATATAATGGCCCGCTGAACTTACGACCGTTGACTTCGACGGACTCACTTCGGTCAACAAAGACCATCCGTTGAGCACTCGCTCCAATTGAGGCCTGCCACGGAAATCCGTTGTCTCCAGAGTCGCTCACTTCGCGGGCGTGATCATTGGAACCGGAAACAACACCGGAGAGTCTCAGGGCAGAGCCGTTGATCTCGATCGCTTCGGTGTGTCCGACGATCCGGCCGCTGTCATGATCCCTCAGAATTGGTCGACTCTTAGCTGGAATTTTCATTCCGGACAGATCGACCACGACGGGATACGGAAAATTTCCCAGCAGGAGTTTACCACCGGTGTAGGCGGTCATCCGGAATCGTCGCAGCTTGGGAGAATCAGTCTCATCACTGTCGGCGGCTTCCAGTTGAAAGTCGCTGTTTCCGCTGGCCTCCAGTATGTGAAAGTCAGCTGGGACTCGCTGCAATTCAAGCAGCTTCGCGTTCGTCGCGATCTTCGGCATCGGACTCCTCTTCATTGGATGGTGTCGGAGACTGGCCTGGCAATAAGAGCCCCAGTTCGGTGACCAGTTGCTGCTCCTTGGCTCGCTGGCGAAGTTGCGTCTCCCAGTCGAGCCCACGCCGGGCATACTCGTCGGCATATGTGGTGGTGTGGTTCGCCAGTCGCAATGCCTGGGCACTCGATTCTTTCAAAGGATCGACATGCTCGTGACCGTCGAAGAACCACGTATGAGGTGCGGACGATTGGTCCAGGTTCCGACCAAGTCGTAATCGCGGCAGTCGTAAAGCCTCGGCCATCCAGGCATTCAGGATTCGGTCGAGGACAACAGCTTCGAGATGGACTTGCTCGACGCGAATCGCTTTGAAATACGTTTGATGATCGAGGCGTCCGGACGCGTAATTGTACCCCGACGAGTTTCCGGCTGAGATTGCAAACGGCATGTTGAGACAACGTGCGATCTCATTCAGAATTTCACGTTTAAACTCGCCATACGTTGTCGTTGGAAATTGAGCCTCAAGTTGACTCATCTTCCAACCACCCGGCATCGTCATCAGCATGCCACGTTCGAGTTCAATGATATCCATCGGCTCGACAGAATCCGCCTCTCCATTCGCGGGAGCGTCGGTATAAAGGACACCACCGGGCAAGGCTGCAATTTCCGCCGCCGTGATGACCGCCAATGTGTATCGGCGCAACTGGGCGAACAATGGCAATGCAGGCGTGATGTCAGGAATTCCGCGTCCCTGACCTGCCCGATCCTGACGGAAGTAGTGAATGATGTTCCGAGCAGGAACACGTGAGTATTCGTCGTAGAGTGTGCCAGTCGGATCGCCGGGGTGCTGTTTGAGAATGTGGTATTCGACTGGATTGCCATGTCGATCAAAGACAATGCCATCCAATGCATTTGGTTCATCGCCGAACAAATCCGGCGTGGTGACTTGATCCGCTTCAATCAACTGCAGATCAAGTTGAACCTGCGTGGAGAGTGCTGGGTTGTTGATCAGTTTGGCGAATCCCTCTCCGTCTGATGCTCGCGACATTCGCAACGTACGGAGTTTTTCAGGCAGCCCGATCGCTCGTGACCAGAGCATCCATTCCTGTTCAATCTGGCGATTGACCTCGGCGTTCTCTGTCAACATCTGCAAACGTGGACCGGTTCCGATCACGTCGTTGGCCAGTGTTAGTACGATTCCACGAGCATAACTGTTGTTGGCAACTTCATAACGTGCCCGGTTTCGCAGCAATCGTCGCACGTCAGGACTGTTGGCCGCGTTCGCTGACAGATTATCCGCATTCGCCCAGTGTCGCCGATTCTGATCGTTTGTGACCGCTGCGTCATAGCGGGCACGAATCAAACGCAGTGCCTGCATGACTTCAGGCGATGCAGTCTGCGCCGATGAATTCCAGAATGACTTGATCCAATTCAACAAGATCAGGAGGTTCCCGGTGGAGCGAGTTTGGTAAAGCCGATGCCGCGAGTTTTTGATTCGGCGGCTTGCTTTGAGGCGAGATAGCGATCTGCCTCGATCTGGTCTTTCAGAGAGTGTTGTTTGATTCCACCCGAATCGCCATGAGCCTCTGCCGGCCCCTGGGCATTTTCGCGAATGGACGGTTCAAGGCTGGTTTCGTCGTTTGACAAAAGTGTGTCCCCCTACTGTTAGGCTTTTGAATCGGCGCTATTTCGGGCGGTCACTTTTTGATTGAATTCACAATTTTCTTAAAAGTTTTCGTTTCATGTTGTCTGGTTAATACGATCGACGTCGCTGTAAATCGGACAGTTTGATTCGCCCCTTGCTTCTACGTCGTGTGCTGGATTCATGTTCCGTCAACGTGACTCCGAGAATCGAGGCAGCGACCGCATTCCCCACCAGGCAATCGAGCCAGTGGTTATCGGGATGACTGGGACGAGGTTTCCATTCATCGACGGTGCGACCGCGCCCTTCGGTTCGAACGCGGTATTCGGCAACGAGATGTTCGGCGAAGAGGCGATGAGCCTCTGGCTTCTGACCAAACAACGCCAACGACCCTTTGTCCGCCATTGCGACGGCCAGACGCGCAAATGTGAATGACTTCCAGAAGTTGGTGTCGTACGTGACGTGACGCATGGCCCGTTTGCCAGTCATCACAGGGATGCGCCAGTTGAGTCCGACTCGATCACCCGGTCGGCGTTTGTAGTCGGAGAATGGCAGGCTCGACGCCCCGACGAACCGTCCGTGACTGGGTAGAAGTAACGTCGCGTGCGGTGACTGTCGACAGAACTGGTAGACCACATCGGTCGACGTTCCCCAGTTGGCATCGATGAGGCAACGTTCAATCCGCAGTGTAGCCCCGTCCTCACGCTGCCATTCTCGCGACAGTTGCCTCTCGGTGAGCGATTGCAGGCCCGTATAAATGGCACCTTCGAGACCAGTTCCCTCCGCCTCGGTTGACAGTGTCTTCGTCACGTCACGTAGTGAGAAGTAAGCTCGCTGGGGATCGGGCCAGGCTCCGTATTCCAGCACCGCGCCGCTGAAATCTTCTCCCCAACCGCAGACAACGTAGAACAGCAGCTTCTGCTGGACGTCGATGAACATCGTCAGATGCTGACAACCAAGCGGAACGCAACATTTCGGCAGGCCATTCAGTTTGGCAGCGATCTGCTCAGCGGTCAGTTCATTCTCATCAACCTCAACTTCCGGCAACGGTTCATTCTGGTATTCAGCCCAGAATGCGGCCTCATCCTGCAACTTGAGGTTCATCGCGTGCTGGATCGCCGACAACTCGTCGTAATTGAACCGCTCTGGCCAGGCGATCTTCGAGCCGTCATCCATCGATTCTTGATGCTGACGATAGAATTCTGTCGCCGCAGCACCTGCATCTTCGTTCCGAAGGCCTTCCGCTCGTAGTTCAGCGTACCGATCCCACAGTTTGGTTTCGGTTGGGAACGCGTAGACCATCTTGGTCCGTTCCCCTTGCCATTGCGGGTGGTGGTCCCTGTTCAGAATCCTGTCGGCCATGTCATCTGGGCGAATCACCGTGCAGGGCATGATCCCTGAGATCTTATGACCCGGACCGGCGAGACCCAACACTGCGCCAGCGAGAATGCTTTCACGTTGCTGGCATTGGGAGACCGATCTTGCGGACTCGTCTGTTTGCGGGTCGTCGAGCACCACGAGGCTGGGACGAACCGATTTACCATCCGGTCGTTTGAACTTCATGCCCCGGATGCGACCAGTGATACCAGCCACTTTGATGATTGCTCCGCCTCCGAGCGCGCGACCATCTTCGCGAATCAATGATTCATGTATCTTATCCTCAGACCAGCCTTTCGGCTGTAGCGTCGGCAGGACGATGTATTTCGCTGTCCAGCCGATATGCGTCCTGTCTCCGTGATAGAGTTGACCGTTGCAGCGGTTGGCGATTCCATCGAGTGACTGAATCGGATGACAGACCTCGGGATAGTCCGCCAGTAATGACTCGTTGGCATCCAGTTCTGTCTTGATCGATTCGAGCATGTCCATTGCATGCCCTTCGTCGGAGCCGATCAGGCAAACGAACTCTCGATGCCCGTTCAGCACTGCCCAAATGCATGCACACTCACAGATGGTCGTCTTGCCAGATCCGCGTGGCATCGCCATCGCAAACAAGCCGCCTTGCAACACGGCCTGCTCAATCTTTCGCAGAACTTTCCGGTGGTCATCGGACCATGCCAGATGGAAAGATTGCGGGAAGTATGACTCACAGAAGAACTGAAAGTTGGTGGCAGATTTCAACCGTCGCGCTGGATCAGCGATCGCTGGCAGGTCGCCGATGTCACGACCGGACGCTGACAGTTCTGCGCTGTGACGTGCCGTTCGGTCTTTGTGTTGGTCATATGACTCGGCTGGCTGCGCTGGCTTCGGGTGATGCCGTTCCCATGCCAGCCATGCCGCATAACGTACAAGGTCAACATGCTTCCCGTCGCCGATGCGAAAACCGGCGCGCTGCCGGTCACGGTACAGCTGGCGCTCGCTGGTGACTTCACCGAGCGGCGACGAGTTCAGTATCCGAACCAGTTCACTGGGACGCAATCGTTGAGGGTTAATCGCCACGGCTTTGTCCTCCGCGTCCTTGCACCAGCCACGCAGTGTATGTCACGAGATTCATCGTGCTGTCACCATTTAACGGCGCACCGGCAGCGACGTCTGCGTTGATCTGTTCTGGTGAAATCAATCGACCTCCCGCCTTTGACAACAGCTTCGCCGCATCGGACACCGTGAGCGCGAGTGGATTGATCGGTGCATCTTGGGACATGTCAAAAACCTCTTTCCCTTAGACCTCTGCACGGTCGTTGAGGGCTGAAACTACGAAGAAACGGCGATAGAGATGCCAACGTTCTGAATCGAAAATTACTGTGTTTTCTGCTGCGAACTGAGTGGATGACGTTCCGCCATCGAGGTAACTCATGTCACGTCGCAACAGCGATGCGACGCGATTGCCGAAACGCCTAAGGGCGTCGTCACGAGGTGGTTCTCGCGACCTGACGATGGCAGCCAACCATCAGCACTCAATTCGGAGAACGAACATGGCGACCAAGACCAAGTCCACAAAAATCACGAGCGTCAAAAAGGGAGACATCTACGAAACCAAGTCTGGCCAACTGATCGAGGTTACCAACGGACGCCTGAAATCTGAGGGCGACCAAGGCTCCTCTTTCGAAGGTCGAGCGATCGAATTCAATCTGGAGACTGGTAACCCCAATCGTTCCAAGACGACCGACCGGTTCTACCTCGACGAGCTTGCAAAGAAGCTCACGAAGGCTGAGTTCAACGAATGGGTTGAAGTCGGACGCCGCGAAGCCGAAGCAATGGCCGATGCCAAGAATCCATCTACGGAAACTGAACCAGTCAAATCACCAGCCCCAAAGCGTGCGAAGACCGCCAAGCCCAAGACCAAAGGTAAGCTCAGCCAACTCGATGCGGCAGTCAAGGTCCTCACCGAAGCGAGCGAACCGATGACCACGAAGGCGATGATCGAAGCGATGGCTGCCAAAGGCTACTGGACCAGCCCTGGCGGAAAGACTCCCCATGCGACGCTGTATTCAGCACTGCTTCGTGAAATCCAAAACAAAGGCCAAGATTCCCGGTTCACCAAAGTCGACCGAGGTCAATTCGGACTCAAGAAGTAGGAGACCGACATAACCAACAATGAACATAAAGTCGGGGACGCGATTCGCAAGGTAGCCGTCGCGATGCAAAATGCCATCGGCGACGGTTACCGATCACGGATGATCGATGCCCACGATCTGGTCGAGATGCTCCTGTCGATGCTGGATGTAATCGAATTCGACTTCCCGGCGCAGATAAGTCCGTCCGTTCCGACGAGTATGTGACCACCTTCGATCTCAGAACTTTGTAATTCATTTGTGTTGAGCATCAAGAGTTACTCGCGCGATGCCACGTTCCACTCACCAGAATCATCCTGATAGTGAACTCTCCAAGGAAGCTGGCAGTCCTTCTCTACAAAGTACTGCGTGATGTCATCAGACGAAAATTCGGGATGGTCTCCGACGAGGACAAGGTCAACTCGCTTCCAAGTCATTTCTGGGGGCGGGCTTTCCCAGATCGGACATGGATTGCTTCCGGCAACTTGAACGTCAGATACCACCTTGGTCATGGGAACAACGACAACTACGTGGTCTGCAGAAATCCACAGAACCTCGGCAAGATTTGCTGACTCTTCACATCCGTAAAAAGGCCCGTGAAAAGGACTGACCCACTTTGGGCTTAATACTGCGACCTTAAACTTTTCCTCGCCACGAAACTTGTTTTCGATGTAGTCCCAGGCTTGACGGTCTGTACGTCGAAAAACGTCACCAAACGTCTGGTCGTCAACCGCACGACCGCTAACATAGAATGAGTCATTCCGGCGATTAGCTTTGTTTGGAGCTAAATGCAAGTACGCCAACCGACAGTTGGTATTGATCACACATCCCTTCAGCCGGTGTCGAGTAATTGCCTTCGCGATCTCGAGGCTGCATTCGCCCGCCTCAAGAAACAGCTTCGTATCGCTTGCTATCAACTTGGCACCAACGACCCGGTCGGCTGCAGCCGCCTTTTTGTCACTGTCCGAATGTGCCGCTAAACAAGCGAGGCCACTCAAATGTAGAGCTTCGCTGAGGTCATCTGTTCTCTCGATACGCCGCAGTCGTTCGTCAACTCCTTGAATCATCGATTTAAGGTGTTGGACTTCTTGAATAAGTGAACTGAGAGCCCCATCATCCATTGAGACGTTTGAGTCCGCTATGCGGCCGGATGTCGTTGAATTGTTTGCAGAATTTGACATTTTTCACCTCGGAGTAGAATCGATTGAATAGAAGTCACAAGAAACAGAGGAATGCAACGAGCTTTCCAAAAGCACCGATCGTAACGGTAATTCATCGTGAGACGGTTGTCAATAATTAAATGAAACGACATGTGCCGATTAGTGAAACGACGCCCTGTACATTTGCGGGACGGTACGCAATCATCTCAAGTGATCAGCTAATCAAATGAGGTGAAATGTGGAGTCTTTGTCAGTTGACGGTCGCGAATTAGGTCGTCTGTTACATGCATTTCGAGCAAGAATGGGAATCGATGCGTCAAAAGTTGAGACGGATTTGGCTGCCATGCTTGAGGCTGAGGTCAGCCAATCACCAGTGAAAGCACTTCAGCCAATACTGGAAAACGCAGTAGAATTTGAGACCAATGCTTATTCTCGATTAGAATTCTCGCCAGACGAATTCGAGCTCCTTGCTCGTGCCTATCGCATCCCACGACTGATGTTGGATCCACTGATTGCGGAATGGAGAAGGGTTCCTTGCGTAGTATCTAGGCATGACGGTGATGGAAACGACCTCACAAAAATACCAGTTTCGCGATTTTCAAAAAGCACCTATGGACAGAACGCGAATTATCGTGTTCCCGCACAACGGCTTTTTGGGACAACTGACCTCGGAATCGTACTTCTTGAACTGAAGAGTGGTGGGAGATCGGACACTCATTCTCATCCAGGCGATGAATTCATGTATGTCATGGACGGTGAGATCGAAGTCCAAATGGAAGAGACCGGCCTTTCAGTTCGAGTGCGACAAGGTGAATTCATTCATTTTTACGCAGAACAACGCCATGCTGCGTGGAACCCATCGAATGAGACTGCGCGAGTTTTCGTGATTCGATTCTACGCTCTCGTTGACTCTGAAGATCCGGAACGTGAGGTCTACGCGAAAACCATTGCGCAGCCCTACAAAGAGTGGTCAAGTGGATTCGCACATCGCGTTTCTACTGAAATGGGATTGTCGCTTATGCGATATCGCGACAAAGTTCACTCCTACACAGGAGACACAACGGATGAACTACCCAGTGAAGTCGAAGATAGAATCGGTCTCGGACGGTTGTTGGAATTGTCAACCAAAGGAAAACACAATAAAGACGGAATCAATATATCTCTATCGAGTCTCGCAGCATCAAGTCGCAATCGATCACTAAACTATAGCAGGTCAAAGTTTGACCGTATCCATCAAGGTCGTTCACCGGTTCCGACAAACGAATTGAAAGAATTGGCGAGTGTGTACGAACTTGAGCCGGTTCTCCTTTACCATTACCTCGCTTCTTCCCACCGATCAGCTATTTCAGTCAGAGATCACAACGAATCAGAAGACCATCGAGTTAACGACTGGTGGGAGGTACCAAAATCGGCGATTCACGTCAGCGGCGCACGGTATTGGATTCCGAAGCGCAAACTGGCTGACACATCGATTACAGTAGCAAGACTCCTCTTAGGGTCAGGCTCAAGTTCCCCAGATAATTCGCATCCTGGCAATGAAATCTTGTTGCCGCTTTCTGGTGAATTCAATGTGTGCTTTGGGGACGCAAAAATTGATCTGCGAGAGGGTCAATTCGCACACTACCACAGCACTGTGTCTCACCGTGTTGACAATGTCGGCAAAGAGAAATCAGAAATGTTGGTAATTAGGATTTATGAGTAATTGCCCTTTCGCCCGCGAAAGTCTCCCAACGTTTAACAATCACGTCACAGTACAACGGATCGAGTTCCATCAAGAATGCTCGGCGGCCCGTCTGCTGGGCTGCAATCAGTGTGGAGCCGCTGCCGCCGAAGAGGTCGAGGACGTTTTCACCGGTTCGCGATGAGAACTGCATTGCTCGCACTGCCAGTTCGACCGGCTTCTCGGTCAGGTGGACCATGCTCTGCGGATTCACCTTCTTGACGTGCCAGAGGTCGGTGGCATTATTCGGGCCGAAGTACTCATGAGCCGCTCCCTCCTTCCAACCGTAGAAGCACCACTCGTGAGCACCCATAAAATCTTTTCGTGTGAGAACCGGGTGCTGCTTGTCCCAGATGAGCGCTTGCGAGAAGTACAGCCCGTGCTTCTTCAGAAACGGCGGGTAGTTCGCGCAGTTGGCGTAGCCGCCCCAGATGTAGAACCCGCGACCCGGTACCAGCACGCGGGCAATGTTACCGAACCAAGCGTCGAGGAGCCGATCGAACTCGTCATCGGATACGAAATCGTTGGCCAGTGGACGATCTTTGGCTCGCAGCTTCTTCTGCGTCGGCTTTGACTTCTCCGGATGCCGAGCAACGTCCATCGACTGATGATGTGTGGTTCCCTTAAACGACGATAGTCCGGCAGCGATGGCATTGTTGCTGCGAGGTTCAACTTTCACGTTGTAAGGCGGGTCTGTATTGCAGAGATGAATCGGCTGGCCATCGAGTAACCGATCGATATCTTCCGAACTGCTGCTGTCGCCGCAGAGCAGTCGATGCTCACCAAGAATCCACAAGTCTCCCGGCTTGGTGATCGCTTCGTCTGGTGGTGCAGGAATCTCGTCTGCATCGGTCATTCCCTCCTGGACACCGGGATCGAGAAGTTTGGCGAGTTCGTCCTGGTCGAATCCAAGCATGCCAAGGTCGAAATCCATCCCCTCCAGTTCAGACAGTTCGATTGGCAGCAGTTCCAAATTCCACTCAGCGATCTCAGCGGTTTTGTTGTCGGCAATGCGAAGCGCCTTGATCTTCTCCGGAGACAGACCGCGAGCAATATGCACCGGCACCTCGTTGAGACCGAGTTTCTTCGCTGCCTTCAATCGGGTGTGACCGATGATGACTATGCCCTCATCGTCGACGACAATCGGCTGACGGAACCCAAACTCCTGGAGCGACTTCGCGACGACATCAACGGCGTCATCGTTCAAACGCGGATTCTTGTCGTAAGGGATCAGTCTATCGATGGACCAGGTTTCAACTTGCATGCGAAAAACTCCAGAGTTGGTTAGTTGTGATTTCAATCAGCGTTTCGAGCATTCGGTTCGTGATCCCAGTTCAGCCCAAGATCGTCGATGGCCCCGCTGCCGCAGTGCTCATGTATCCAAGCGAGCCCGCGTTTCGTGACTGCAACTTGTCGGACGCGATCACGATTCGGTTCCGTAAGTCGGCGGATCAATCCGGCGTTCGCCAGTCGACGGGTCCAGCGGGACCAGCGGCTGCGATTTCGGGATGTTGGAGATTGGCGTAACCAGGACGATGGTTCGTACCGTGTGGGGCGTTCGTCCGATGTCCGTTCAGCAATCGCCAGGAGCAACCGGATCGCCACTGGCGGCCTCAGCACGGCTGGTTCATTCAGAACGCACTCATCGAAAGCTGGAGTTTCCAATGCTTGGACACCGTTCACTCAGGTAACGTGCGAACGGAAAAGTTTGCGCTGGTTGCCACAGAATCTCCGACCGAACCCCATTCGCAGAAACACGTTGCCACGAATCCTTAGAAAAACCGGACTTGCCCGGACACTCAAAAGAAAGTCAGCCTAATAACGCGACGGTTCCCGCTGGCGTAAGTCTTGACCCTGCCATGAGAAGGAACCATCGCTATAATCTGCTTGAGGATTCATGCCATGTCACATCTCAATCTCGTCGTAATTCGCGTTGCTGATCTAGAATCAGCTGCGGCCTTCTACCGGTTGATTGGATTGGAATTCCAAAGACATCGCCATGGCAACGGGCCAGAGCACCTTGCATGCGAAACCGAACAATTAGTGTTCGAGCTTTACCAGGCGACCACCAAGAATCCGGTGGCTCCATCAACACGATTAGGATTTATTGTTGATGATGTCGATGTGACACTTGCGAGAATGAACAGCGATTCAATCCTCTCGCGACCGAGCAACTCTGAGTGGGGACGCCGTGCAGTTGTCTCAGATCCTGATGGTCATCGAATTGAACTGCTGTCAATTCAGCCTGATTGAACAAGGCAAATCTTTCACCCCCTCATTGAATGTTTCACCCTCGTTGTTTTGACGCAAGATTCGACGCACCAACCTGTTGCGTTCACGATTGAATAATTCTTCACTTTCACCCCCCTCTCACACACACGAATGAAAAATGCTGCGCGAGGGGGTGGGGGTGAAAAGGGTGAAACATTTAATATATGACTATTATTCTCTGTGTTTATTCATGTTTTTACTGCTCAAATCTTTCACCCTCAGGGGGTGAATTATTCCCGAACAATTCACCCCACTCAGCTCACAAGCCGGTAGGCATTCCCAGTGTTGGTCGCGCTCTTGAGCATTACGATCTCAATGTCGTTTCGCTGACGCAGAGTTTCGATCACTTTCTGAAACGTCTGAGCGTCGAGCTTCATCCGCTTGAGGAGCACGCTGTGCCCAATGGTGTGGTCCGGTGCCTCTCGCAGTTTCTTCAATAGCTTCAAACACTCGGCATGGAATGGAGTTTCTGCAACATGGCAGTTCGCCATGAACAGCATGCGGCGTGTTTGATGCATGGCGAACTGCGTAGCCCACGTCGCAGCGTTCTTGTCGATTGATGGCCGGCGATGGTTAGCGCTGATTGCATACAGCAATGCCAGCTTGCGAATATGCTCGTTAGTACGTCCCCAGACCGTTGTGCCGACAGCATCACCGTTCTCTTCAGCATTCGCATATTCGAACTCACATTGATGCCGGGAGTCGATCAGTAATACCTGGGCATCGTCCGTGTACCGCACGATCTCCGGGATAGGAAAGAACTTGTTGAGATCGCCTTTCCCTGGATTGAAATTCGCCCAATAGGTCGCCGTCTCCAGAACGCGTGGTGGCAGATCAGCGATTGTTGGTTCCTGACCAGCACCACGTTTGCCAGCCTCGATGATCAGCATGCGGGCGAAGAATCCATTCGTCAGCATGCGTTCGCTGAGCGCTGCATAGTAATGTGTCGGGATGGCCGTTCCGTAGATGATGAGGCACGGTTGGTCGATCGTATCGGCCTGTTCCTTGCCTGCCTTACGGCGCATTGGATAAACGCTGGCCGCGGAGGAATACATCGTCAACAACGTGCCGAGAATGCCCTCGTAACGGGCGTCTTTGGCCTTGTTAATCGACTGTAACAGTCCATCGATTTCATCCGTCTGGAACAACATGCAAGACGTCAGATACAGAGCGTCCTGCAATCCTTCGCCAGAAGCGAAGTGTTCGCCTAACGCGTTCGACTGATCGATGGCATGCAGAACTCGTGTGTTGACGCGTCGCGGCCAGTCTTTACCGGCTGCCGAATGTGCCAGACTGAGCAGGTAAAGATTGGTCCGGTTGTCGGCCTGATCGCGAACTTTGCGACCACCGAGAAAGGCTTGTAATGCGAGCGCTCCGCAGAACGCCAGCGGTTGACTTGGATAGGGAGCGGTCGCGAGGGAGTGATCCATCACTTCGGAGATGAATCCAGGCACGCGTAATAGTTCACTGGGAATCGGTCCTGGATCGTTGGTTGTTATCTCTGATGGTTCGTTCGCACTGACTTCGATTCGCGTGGGACGAGTTGACTCCGCAGCCTCTCCGACCAGCGCGGAGATATCGACGCCGACATCAATCGGTTGATCACGTTCCTGATTCAACAACCAGCCACGTGGTTGATTGTGTGGTTTTCTGGCGGCATCTTCGACCTTATGTCGCAACTCTTTCTCGCTCCAGGGCGGATCGCAGCGTGAGTTGTACTGTTCCAGTAAAATTCCAAGTGCCTGTTCTGGATCAATTTCGAATCCATGCACCAGGACGGTCGCCGCTGTGTAAGTGGCGGAATGGCCCCCTTGTCCACTAATGGCAGACGGCAGTTTGTCGAGGTACGCCAGTGCGCGACGCTCGATTTCATGCGGTGCGAAGTCCACTCGGCTTGTAGATGATGTCGGTGCAGACGCAGGGGACTTCGTCGGGACTGAGCCATGCCGCATTTCAACGACTCGCTTCGCCAGCGCAGCGACACACGCTGCCAGCATCGGCGCTGGGACGACTGCCGGTTCATTAGCCACAATCTCGTATCGGCTGCCATCGTCGGGATGGATGCTTGGTCCCACGACTGTCTGTCCACCCGTACTCCGGAGTTCCACAATCATCTTGCGGGAAATCGGATCTTTGTGCTGTTTGGTTCCCGTCCCTTCAGCGTAATACCAACGATGTGAACGCAACTTCCCTAGCCGACCCGTCATCGTCGGCGTTGGCGGCAGGAATTGGTCGGCAAGTTCGATTGCTTCCGGGCAGTCTAGATCGACATCAACGAGCCAATGGGATGGTTCACCAACGGCGATTCCAATGTTGGCCGGTTGATCGAAGTATTGAGGAAGTTCTTCATCGGTCAGGCGAAGTTGCTCCCAACCCTTGATCACGGCGCCTTTCTGCTTATACGGAATCGGCACGACACACCATCCGCGACGCACGTATTCGCGTGCGGCTTCCAAGGGTGTAACAGTATCGTGACCGGACTGGCCCATCGTTACCGAGGTTCCTCCGTTAGCTCAGTTGCGGAGGTGATGTCAGGCTGACGGCCTTCGTGTGCTTTTGAATTAGCTCGGCAGCCGGTCCAGCAGCGGGGCGATCATCAATGACGTTTCCGGTTGAGATTGCATCCAACAGAACGCCAAGGCAGGCACGGGCATGGGCCAGGTGCGAGACACCACTTTCTGGATCGTCATCCTGTCCATCGAGCCACTGCGCAAGATGACGTTTGGTAGCCGCGATATAGATCGTTGATCGTACTTTAGAATTCCGCCAATTAAACTCGCCGTATTTGCGGGCACCGAGTCCCATCACCACTGCTTCGAGAATCTCTGCTGCTGGCGGAATTAAGTGCAGTGGCGGCTTACCAGCGCCCACGCGGTCCTTTGGATTCTCATCCTCTCCATCAGGATCGAAGATGTGTGGTAAATCGTGTTCGGTCATCAAGTCGGCATCCATTAAATGGAGTGCTTAAGCGCAGCACTCAACAGCTAAAAAGAGTCCCCCTATTGTTAGGCTTTCCAATCGGCGCAAAAACGGGCGGGCATTTTTTTGAGATTTTTTCAACATGGCCGAGATGGTCGAGTCGCATCTTCTGACCAGACAAAACGTTCGGATCAAATCTCACTTTTGCGGGATCTCTCCGGATTCTTTTGACAGGGATGCAATGGTGAGATAAACTCCCACATGTGAACTGATGTCCACCTGGTTGTCTGATCTTGATATCAGCGACTTCATTCCCATTTCCGGCAGGGTCCGGCCGCGTGTTGACCGCTGTAGGTGTCAACAACTGAAACGGAGAGCGTTGTCATGATGACAACAATTCAACCGACTCAGGACACGCGGACCCGATCGATACAGACCGGGTTACCAGCTGGACTGTCGCTCGCGAACTAAACTCAGGTTCGTCACTGCCGATTGCTCAATTAATGATCCCATTGTGGATCGGGCTGCGCATTGGCATCACTCTTTTTACCTCGTGGCAGCGCTGTGGGATCGCTGTCACATGTCCCCAAGGAAGGACTGCGTATCTAAAGCACACACCAATGAGGAGACACAGATGGCTCGTCACTTTTCATTACCATCCGTGCTACGGCAGGTACCGAATGACCTGTTACAGCGATTTTTTATTCAACTTCCGCATCCGTGTTACAGCATTGACTGGAACCGTATGGGGCAACGCGAAGCGGTCGGGCTTGTGCATCTGCTGAAGATGTGGCCCGATGAGGCCAGACAGTTCGTCGAAGAAGTATTGCGTAATGTTTTCGATCTGGCTTGCACATCAGGCAATCAGGCATTGCGAGAGGCAGCCGCTGATCTTGGTCAACTCGGCAAGTTCCAGAACGCTTTCGTTTATGGAAGTCTCTACCAGCGAGCGATGTGGACATGGCTGGAAGCACCAGAAGTCTTCGAAAAGGCACTGGTCTATCACCAGATTGAACGCCGAACCGGATGGCGAAAACGGGATGATCTGCCCAAGATCGCACCCCGTACCGATGGGCACGCACTCGGTTGCCTGGGGCAAGATATTTCACGTCTGTTGATGAAAGAAGAGGGACGTGGACAGCACTGCACTGTCGAGTATTTCCAGCGTGAGAACGGAACCGATTACTTTTGCTGCTACCCCGATGATTTCGTCCGAACGGTCACGCTTCACGATGATGAAGGAACGCTCAAAACGCGTTCTGTTCGCCAGACATTTGGAAATTGAGCCTCGAACAGACACCTGGAGGCTTACGCAGAATGCAAGGTATGGATAAAATGAAATAACACGTCGAATCAAATTTTTGTGATGATGGACTGCTTGTGGGCAAAAACAATCAACAACGACTCCTCGCATTTCCCAACGTCGAAAGTATCGAAGGAATTTCTGCAATGACAGACAGTGACGATAAAACAGGCGATGTGACTGAAAACTCTGGTAGCAAAGTGAGAGAACCAGTGAAGAAGGCTGCGGTCAAGAAGAAACGGGCTAAGAGCAATTCGACGAAAAATGCGAAAAAAAAGAAGCCCGCTCCAAAACGCAAGCCAACTAGTAAATCTAGTGTTCGCCGTCCATTTCCTCAGAATACGCTAGAAGAAGCAATCAAGGTCGCCCAGGCAATTAGAGATAAAAATAACGGGAAAGCATTTGATACCGAGGATGTTGCAAAAGTTTTCGAGCTATCAAAGAAGGGTATGCCATTTTTTTATCTCGCTGGTTCATCTCGTGACTATGGTTTAACAGATGGTAGCAGAGACACCAAGCAAATATCGTTGACAGACCTTGGCAGCAACATTGTCTATCCTCAAACTGCTGAACAAGAAAAGCAGAGTAAGATAGAGGCATTTCTAAATGTCCCATTGTTCCAAAAAGTTTATGACCATTACGGTGGTGGCACACTACCTGAGAAACAGTATGTGAGCAGCGTCTTGGTCAAGAAATTTGATCTTGACGAATCTCTACACGATGATTTCTGCACCTTGTACCAAGCAAATTGTAAGTTCCTCTCACTAGATGATGAGCAATCTGGACTTCAAGAGGTCAGCCGAGAAGGAGAGGCGAATGGGGAAGCGATTGTTCTTCGTCAACGTGGGACTTATCAGAATCAAGCATTCATCGTTATGCCGTTTTCAGAGAAAGGCGACAACCCACGCCCGGATTCGTTTTTCAGCGAAGTCTTGAAAAGCTTGATCAAACCCGCATGCAATGCCGCTGACTTCGGAGTTGAAACAGCACGTAGCCTCGGGAGCGATCTCATCCATCACACGATTATCAGGCAATTAGACGAAGCGCCACTCGTGATCGCAGATCTCACTGACCATAACCCTAATGTCCTTTTCGAATTAGGTGTCAGAATCGCTTTGGATAAACCCGTACTCTTAATTCGAGCCAAAGGAACTCCTCCAATTTTTGACGTTGATAACATGATGCGAGTGTGTGAATACGATCCTCGATTGTGGAAAACAACTATAGAAGCGGACATTACAACTTTGACCGACCATATAAGGGGTGGCTGGGAAAATAGAGAGAAGAATCCGAGTTACATGCGCATCTTGAAGACTGGGCAAGTAGGACTTGCTGGAAGGTAATTCCAGTCAAGGAAAACTCTCACGGATTATTAATATCGAGTCATGAAACCCGCACCGCTTCGGCGCCAAACTCGTGCAGCCGATATCGAGGCTCTGGTCGGTGAATTGCGAGAGCATCTCAGGGCTGCGCGGGACTATGCGTTTCATTCGCTTGAAACAACTGGTGTCGCCGAGTTGCTCCCTCGCCCTTCGCAAAAGGAACTGGCCCATCGTCTGGATATCACGGCATCCCGCGTGAGTCGATCGATCAATGACCGGGATGCGCAGCAACTGAAACTGCTTTGGAAACTGGCTGACGATGTCGAGGGGATCATGCGCTACGGACGATGAAATTGCAGTTCGATGAATTATCTGCAACTGCAATTCAGAAAAACGAAACTGCAATTCAATGAAGAGAAAGGAGTTACGGTAAGCGTGAAGCGGACGAGATGAATTATCTGCAATTCCGGCGGAGGTTGTTCGCAGTGCATCGGGCACTGCATGAGTCACCTCTGACCGGAGTTCATCATGACCGACAACGCAGTTCCTCAAAACACTTCCATTGACCTCGACCACGAATTCACCAAGGGGTTCGCTGCCCGCTACATCAGACGTAAGTCACGGCAACTGCTGGGACACGCTTCGCTAAGAAAGTCGGATCGGGCAGACGTCGAACAGGAACTCAAACTGGAGGTCTGGAAGGCCATTCCGAATTTTGATCCTGCTGCGGGCGACTGGAGATCCTTCGTCGCGACGATCGTGGAACGCCAAGCGGAGCAGCTGTTGATTCATCGCCGCGCTGCGAAACGGAACCAGAACAACGCGATTGAATCACTGGATGTCCTCGTCACCGATGCGGACGGCGTGGAAGTCTCCCTCGCTTCGCAGATTGGTCCGGATCACCGCTTCTCAGTCACTGGAGTTCAGCAGCTGGATGATCTTGAGCATACGGAACTACGCATTGACGTCGAGACAATCCTCGCTCCACTGACAGATGATCAGCGCGAACTGCTTCATGAGTTGGCAGAACTGTCTCAGCTCGACGTTGCCTCTTTGCGTGGAATCTCTCGTCGTACACTCCGCGGGTTGCTCGAACAGGCTCGTCGCCGAATTTTCATGACCGATGAAAATTCGGAAGTCCCTGCTTCTACTTGTGTTTGCGGCAGGAGTTCTCCATGCGAGTCAAAAAATATTGAAAAAGTGACCGCCCGTTTTCGCGCCGATTCAAAAGCCTAACAGTAGAGGGACAACGAAAACGACACGCTAAACGAGGTCACCAATGAGTTTACTACAGTCGATTGAGACGGGGCGATCACAAAAGCCCCGTCGGGTCATGCTCTACGGAGTTCACGGAATTGGGAAAAGTTCGTTCGGTGCGATGGCTCCCAATCCAATCTTCATTCAAACCGAAGATGGATTAGGCAATATCGACGCTGCGAGATTTCCATTGGCAGCATCGTTTGATGATGTCATGAACGCCATCACGGACCTCTACTCCGAGACGCATGATTTCCAAACGATTGTGATCGACAGTCTCGACTGGCTGGAGCGACTCATCTGGAACGAAGTGGTTCGCCGAAAGCCAACCACGGAGAAAGGCCGACAGGTCTCTTCAATCGAGGATTACGGATTCGCTAAGGGATACACTTTCGCGATCGATCTCTGGAAAGAAGTCCTGGACGGCCTGACCGCGCTTCGCGATGAACGTGGACTGCTGGTGGTTTTAATCGCTCATGCGAAGATCGAGCGATTTGAGAACCCCGAGACGGATGCCTATGACCGTTACTCACCACGACTGAATAAGCATGCTTCGGCACTCATTCAGGAATGGTGCGACGAGGTGCTGTTCGCGACCTACAAGGTCCATACGAAACAGACCGATGAAGGGTTCGACAAGACGCGGACGCGTGGCATCGGCGCGGGTGACCGAATCATCCGCACGACGGAGCGGCCTGCTCACATGGCCAAGAATCGGATGGACCTGCCCGAAGAACTTCCGCTCAGTTTTTCAGCGTACGCAGAACATCTCAACATGCAGGTCAAAGCAACGGGCTCATAACAGCAGCCGTTCCCCGTGTTGACATGTTCATCGCGGATGACCGGGACCAGGCAACTTCTACGGATGCCAGTCCCACGAAACAGCGTACACACACTTCCCTGTAAATGACGCGATCGCTCGTCGGCCGTGCATCTCAGAAGCGTCTGCGCTCCCGGTCTCTCTGCGTTTTTTAATCATCCCTGTTTATTTTGAGGAGACCTCTATGGCTGACCTGCGTGGATTCGATGCAAACACTATTGAACCGAACGACTCTTTCGATCCCGTACCAAATGGCGACTATCTCTGCATCATCTCATCTTCGGAAATGAAACCGACCAAGGCGGGTGATGGTGCGTACCTCGAGCTGGAACTGGAGGTTATCGAAGGACCATGCAAGGGACGCAAGTTGTGGGATCGGTTGAATCTCAACAACGCCAACGAAACGGCGGTCAAGATTGCCAAAGGAACATTGTCAGCAATCTGCCGGGCGATCGGAGTGTTACAGCCAACCGACTCGTGCGAATTGCATGACATTCCACTGATGGTGAAAGTCGTCTGCAAGAAACGATCAGACACCGATGAACTCACCAATGAGGTGAAGGGGTACAAAAAAAGGGAAGCTCAGTCTCCCGTCTCAACCCCGAACTCTGCTCCGTCTTCCGCCGCTGCGGAGACGAATGGGTCCGTTCCACCATGGAAGCGGACTTCGTGATGGCTGACTCTGGAGACAGTGCTCTGTCTTTCCCGAACAGATCAGCAATGGTAGCCCCTCTTGAGTTTGTGCTGCCGTTCCCGCCGAGCGTCAACCGGTATTACCGGCATGTGGGCTACCGCACGCTCCTCAGCTGCGAAGGTCGTGAGTATCGCCAGCAGGTGTGCGCACTCCTCGCGGGGCGGGTCGGCCAGCCTCTTTCTGGTCCACTCGAAGTTCAACTCGATCTCTATCCTCCCGATCGCCGCCGTCGCGATTGGGATAAATTTCAAAAAGCGATCTGGGATGCGCTCCAACATGCTGGCGTTTATCAGGACGACAGCCAGGTGAAACGTGCGGTTGTCGAAATGCACGAGCCGGAACGAGCAAGTCGAGCTGAAATCTTCATTCAACCTCGCTGTCCTAAACAGGAATCTTGAAATTGCAACTCCGTCCTTATCAGCAACAGGCCGTTGAAGCTGCATATCAATATTTGAGAAATGAAGATGGCCATCCGGTCATCGTCCTGCCAACCGGTGCTGGCAAATCGATTGTGCTGGCGCAGATCGTCAAAGACGCGGTCACACAATGGAATGGCCGAGTCCTGTTGCTGACGCACGTCCGTGAGTTGATCGAGCAGAACGCTGACAAGATTCGGGGACTTTGTCCGGAACTTTCCATCGGTGTGTATTCAGCGGGACTCAAGAAGCGGGACACCTCTCATTCCGTCATTTGTGCGGGCATTCAGAGTGTCTACGAACGTGCCTGCGAACTCGGTTCGTTTGATCTGATTCTGGTTGATGAAGCGCATCTGATCGGAGAACGCGACGACTCGATGTACGGCCAGTTTCTGGGCGACATGCGGGTTATCAATCCCGAGCATCGCGTGATCGGACTCACGGCCACTCCGTACCGGATGGATTCCGGTTCCATCTGTGGTTCTGATCAGATGTTTTCCGCGACATGCTTCGAAGTTGGTATTCGCCAACTCATCGCCGAGGGTTTCCTGTCAGCGCTCGTCACGAAGGCGGGCATGGCCAAAGTTGACACCAGCGGTCTGCATGTTCGCGCCGGCGAGTTTGTGGCCAGCGAAGTTGAAGCGGTCATGGATGAGGATGCGTTGGTCGAAGCAGCCTGCGCAGAAATTGTTGAACTGACCAGAGACCGTCAATCGGTTCTCATCTTTTCTGCTGGCGTCAAACACGGTCAGCACATTCAGAAGGTCTTTCAAGAACAGCATCAGCTCGAATGCGGGTTCGTCTCGGGTGAGACTGCAACCAGACAAAGGGATGAATTGCTGGCGAGGTTTCGTCGGGAGTTGTCCGACGGTCTGTTTGAACGTCAGCCGCTTAAGTATCTGTGTAACTGTCAGGTGCTGACGACCGGGTTCGATGCGCCCAATGTTGACTGTGTGGTCTTGCTTCGACCAACGATGTCGCCTGGGCTGTATTACCAGATGGTTGGTCGTGGCTTTCGGTTATCGCCTGGAAAAACGGACTGTCTGGTCCTCGATTACGCTGGCAACGTGTTACGTCATGGTCCGGTAGATCAACTCCAGATCACTGAAAAGTCGAACCGTGGTTCAGGCGATGGACCAGCCAAGGAATGCCCCGAATGTCGAGCCTTGATTGCAGCGGCCTATTCCGCCTGCCCTCAATGTGGATTTGAATTTCCAAAACCAGAGGCTCCCAAACATGAAGCTCACGCGTCGCAGGCTGGAATCCTTTCCGGTGACGTAACCGATAGTGAATTTGAAGTCCGTGACATTACTTATAGCGTTCACATTAAGAAGGACGCCGGCGAAGATGCTCCAAAAACTCTTCGAGTCGATTATCGTCTCGGTCTCGACTACTGGGTCAGCGAATGGCTTTGCTTTGAACACACAGGCTGGCCACGTCGGAAAGCAGAACAATGGTGGAGAGCTCGTTCCCCCGATCCCTATCCCGATACTGCCCAACAGGCGAGTGATCTCGCGAACAATGGCGCCCTGGCACATACCGAATTCGTGACGGTGCGTTCCGTCGCTGGCGAGAAGTTCGACCGGATTCACAGCTGCAAACTGGGACCAAAGCCGGAACCGAGTCCAGTTTGGGCGGCGGTCAACCTAGACGATGTCCCGTTCTGATCTGGTAGTTTCAACAGCTGGAGAATTGCTGTGAAATGCTTGCCAACAGCGCTTGATGTGTCTTCGAAGTCATGGCTCAATGTGTCGTGTCACGAACGATTCACCAACACCGGAGCCAACCATGACAGACCAGAACAAGACTGAACGCGAACGAAACCTTAGAGACATCTTCCGCACGATGGATGCTCACAAAGCGCAGGAGATTCGCGAAGCCTACTACAACGCGGTCGAGGGACTGGGCGTCCTCGCGGAAACGCTTGAGATCGCCGATGCCGAGATGGGTAGCCCGCACGACCATGCCCTGATCGAAGAACACCTGATCGCCTGCCAGGCGATCGACGCGATGAAAACCAGCCTGCTCGGACGCATTCTCTAATAATACGGTCACCCTATTCGCGGGCTGACTCGCTTCAACGGGCACGCTCTTGAGCAGTCGCTCTGCTCGACATCCTGAGAGCTGACACATCTCTCTTAATCGCTCCACGGCTCATTCGAGCCGCCTCACGAAAGGAAATCTATGCTGACGATGGAATTCATGCTGGCTTGTCTGATCCAGGCCACCGAAAGAGGAAAGCTCCGCTGGCGACGGGGATTTCGCAAGAACTGCTTCATCGCATTATTGGAAGTCGGAGCGGTTCGCATTGAGCTTTTTCAGAACGCATTGCGGATTGTTTTTCTCGATGCGAACGGGATTCCGCGCTGGGAATTCTTCTGCTTATGTCGCTCGCCACATTCCTCAATTGGCGAACTGTTTGATCTGATCGAAGCGACTGAAAAAGTTAGACGTCAAGTTGTCAAAGAGATGCTCCACGAGTTGAACGGGTAATTCATGCTCGAATGTCCCACTTGTGGATCGCTGCTCCGTTTCGAAGGTGATCCCCATTTCTGCGAACCGCATCACGGCAGCCACATCTGCTTCAATCTGCCGCAAACTGAAGAAGAGCGAGTGATGGTCTCCGAAGGAGTGCGACAGATCTACAACATCCCGGAATCGTTCTGGTATCGAAATCGACCAAACGATCTGGAAATCGTCCGGCGGTTGAGAGCGGAGCAATCGTCGCAAGAGAAAGGATCGTGAATGGCCCGCGTACTGGTCATTGGTGACACGCATTGTCCCGGTATGAAGACCGGCTATGTCCGGTTTTTGCAGCGAGTCGCTGACATGTACGACATCAACCGCGTGGTGCATATCGGTGATCTCGTCGATTGGGCTTCGATTTCGTATCACGAAAAAAGTCCCAGTCTGCGAAACGCTAGTTTGGAATACGCACGGGCGAAACGCCAGGTGGCATCGCTGACCAAAGCGTTCCCCAAAGCTGACTGGTTGATTGGGAATCATGATGCTCTGACCGAACGACAGGCTGTCACCGCAGGTCTTCCACCGGAACTACTCCGAGATTACGCCGACATGTGGGAGGTTGATTGGACGATCCATCCTCGCTTTTCCAAGTTGATCATCGATGGAGTCATTTATTCCCACGGTGACAGTGGTTGCGGCGGCCAGGATGCAGCATTCAAGCAGGCCAAAGATTACTTTCGTTCGACCGTCATCGGTCACTTCCACAACCAGGCAGGCGCACGCTGGTGGGCCAATCCGGAATTCCGCGTGTTCGGACTCTCTGTTGGCTGCGGCATTGATGCCAGCAAGATGCAGTTCGAGTACGGACGCAAGATCACGAATAAACCGATTCTCGGTTGCGGCGTCGTGATCAACGGCAAGCACGCTTACTTCGAACCGTGGCTCCTGCGCAGCCGGTAACCATTATGTTTTGTGGAGAATTGCTATTGAGTTTACTCAATGTTCTGAAACGCTTCGTTAGCGATGAACTGGCGAATGAGGGAATCACTTCCGACTTGCTGGAGATGGTCAATCTCTCTGCCGAGTACAGCCCAGTGATCCCCTTCGCTGGCGGCGGCGTTGATGACGCAATCAAAGTTCGTCCCTGGGGATTTGTTGCGGACGATGTGCTGCCCGAAAAGTTTGAGGCCATACATCCCCTCGTAAAGAACCCCGTCGATCGGGATGCTTTGAAAGTCATGCGAGCCCGCTATCTCCTGGCTCGCGATGCTTATTACGGCCCCATTGTTCATCGCTACTTTCATGGATCACAAGATGATTGCGACTCTCGCACAAATGCAGTCACCCCCATGCCAGCCACGGCAAACGGGAATTGAACTTCGTTCATTGATTTACATCGCGGCTGCTTACACGCAACCAGATCCGGTTGAGAACACCCATGCAGTGATCAAAATCGCAGATGCCATGTTGGATGCTGGATTCACGCCGCTTATCCCACACCTGACTCTGGCCTGGCATCTCGTCTCGCCCAAAAAATACGAGACATGGCTTGCATATGACTGCCAGTTACTGGCTCACTGTGACGCCGTACTACGCGTTCCCGGATTTTCCAGTGGCGCTACGCGGGAGACGCAATTCGCAGACGCAGCCGGTATTCCGGTCATTCGACCCCGATCTGCTGATCCCGCCGACTGCGTCGCGGAACTGGTCGACCATCACTCCAATAAACAGGAAACACCATGAAGGAATCAAAACCAATTCATTGCAGTGAATGTGAAGCAGTCAGTCGCGGCTGTGAAGATTGTCACCGCTGCATTCTCTGCTGCCGCTGCTCAGCCGGGGAAGGTTGATGCAGAGTAAGACTCCCTCGATCGACAACGAGCCAAATGAACGTGTCACGGAGATTGCGGAGATCTTCGCAGCTGGTTTTCTGCGGCGGCAGAAGCTGAATAGGAAATGCGGCCATACAACGAATTGTGAGGATTCGTCCGCGACATGCCTTGAGTCTCGTGCGTTAACTCGGCTCACTGTGCCCACGGGTTGACGATTGTGAGATCAGCCCGATCTCATCACCAACAAGAGGAGGCACAGCATGTGGATGAACGTCACCAGAGAGCTGGCTGCATTGAAGCGAATGACAACAAAGGAATTAAAAGAAAAATACGAGGAAGTGTTCGACGAGCAATGTCGCTCGAACCATCGCCAATGGCTCATCAAACGCATCATCTGGCGAATGCAGGCCAACCAGGAAGGAGACCTGAGCGAACGCGCTCGGCAACGAGCTGCGGAAATTGCCAATGATGCTGATCTTCGCATCAAGGCTCCGCCAAAGAAAAAAACAACGACCGCATCGACAGCCGCCGTGAAAACGGCGGCTGTTTCCTTTTCCGCAGACAGTCGCCTGCCACTTCCCGGTGCAATCCTGACCCGCGAGTACAAAGGCCAGACGTATCAAGTCACCGTCCATTCGAACGGCTTTGAATGGGAAGGCGAAATCTACAAATCGCTCAGCGCCGTCGCAAATGCGATCACCGGAACGCACACCAGCGGATATCTCTTCTTCCGCATTGAAAAGAAAGGAGGCAGCAAATGAGCCGCCATAACAATTCGAAGAAACGACAAAGATTGCGTTGTGCGATCTATACCCGCAAATCAACTGAGGAAGGTCTGGAACAGGAATTCAACACGCTCGATGCTCAACGCGAGTCTGGAGAGAACTACATTCTCAGCCAGACCGAAGAAGGCTGGGACTGCAGTACCACGCGATACGATGATGGTGGGTTTACTGGCGGGAATATGGATCGCCCCGCGTTGAAGCGGCTGATGGCCGACATCGAAGCCGGGAAGGTTGACATCGTGGTGGTTTACAAAGTCGACCGCCTTTCACGCTCGCTGCTCGACTTCACCAAGATTATGGAGACATTTGATCGATATGGTGTCTCGTTTGTTTCTGTGACGCAGCAGTTCAACACGACGACCTCCATGGGAAGGTTAATGCTGAATGTGTTGCTTTCGTTCGCACAATTTGAACGGGAGATCATCAGCGAGAGAACACGCGACAAGATGGCGGCCGCCCGTCGCAAAGGGAAATATGTTGGTGGAGCCCCGGTCCTGGGCTACGACATCGATCGCGGTGCATCGCGATTAGTAGTCAATCGCAGAGAATCGGTGCATGTTCGGAGGATCTTTGAAACGTATCTTCAAATGGAATCGCTACTCGAAACGGTCAAAGAACTGACGCGACTCGGATGGAAAACCAAGAGCTGGACCACTAAGAAAGGGAAGCAACGCGGTGGCCGTCCGTTTGATCGAAACTCGCTGTACAACCTGCTGACAAACGTGATTTATCTTGGCAAGGTTCGCTATCGCGAAGAGACCTATGAAGGTCAACATGAAGCCATCGTCGATGCGGACCTGTTCGAAAATGTCCAGACGACGCTCAAGAACAACTACCGCAACGGTGGCAGCCAGACACGCAACAAATACGGAGCGCTGCTTAAAGGACTGCTGCACTGTTCCTCCTGCGATTGCGCGATGATTCACACCTACACATCCAAAGGTGCGAAACGATACCGCTACTACGTCTGCATGTATGCACAGAAACGAGGCTGGCATACCTGCACATCGAAATCGGTGCCAGCGCAGGAAATGGAACAGTATGTTGTCGACCAGATTCGAGGCATCGGTGTGGATGCTTCGCTCCTGACCGAGACGATCAATGCCATACGCAAGCAGTCGCAGGCCCAGGTCGAACAGATTGCGGAGGAGAAGAAAGGAATCGAGCAGGACCTGGAAACCAAGACCGCACTGCTCAACCACATTTCCAGTCGGCCAAATCCAGAGATGGGACTGCTGGCTGATTTACATGAGCAGATTCGAACTGGCGAGCAGCGATTGACGGCCATCCGGGAAGAGCATCAACGAATCGAAGCAGCAGCCTTCACCGAACAAGATGTGGCCGACTCACTGCGGGACTTCGAGCCTGTCTGGGAATCATTGACGACGCGAGAGAAAACACACGTTCTGCAGCTACTCATCGAACGGGTCAACTACGACGGGGAAGCGGGAACCATTTCGGTCACTTTTCACCCCGATGGCATCAAGATGTTTCAACAAGAATTCCAGACTGAGGAAGAACCATGCAAGAACTGACCGTAACCACCAAGGTCCATTTCACACGCGGACGTAGATCCAAGAAAGAGTTTCAGAACGGAGCCGCACCAAACGGCACCGTGCCGCCGAGGTTGCCACGGATCGCGAAGTTGATGGCCCTGGCAATACGGTTCGAAGGACTCGTCCGCGACGGCACAGTCGCCAACTTCGCGGATCTCGCCCGCCTCGGCCACGTCTCCCGCGCCCGCCTCTCTCAACTCATGCTCCTCCTGCAACTCGCTCCCGACATCCAAGAAGACCTGCTGTTCCTGCCACACGTGATATCTGGCAAGGATCCGATCACCGAACGCGACGTCCGACCAATCGCCATGATTCTGGATTGGGGAAAGCAGAGAGCCGCATGGAGCTCGATGCCAGAAAATTGAGTCCAACCTAATTATTGAATTGCTCACCCCTGCAATGGTTCGCCATGCCAGGGGTGATTTCGTATTTGGTGACACATGACGAGTAACTCTCGAAACTACCGCTGCCGTGCAGACTTTGATAGAGTTCAGTCATGGGTCAATCGCAAACCGGAACAGGCGGATGACGAAACTAAGCGAGTACGTGAAAACTGCGGAAGCAGCGGAGATTCTCGGTATTGCTCAGAACACTCTTCGGAAGTGGGCCGAGCAAGGGGAGATCCCTATGCACCGGAACCCGGCAAACGGATATCGGTTATTTCGAAGGACCGACCTTCAGGAGTTTCTAGCAAAGGTTGCGAAAGCGGAAGTGAAATCGAAACAAGTCAAGTAATGCGCTGTAGCGACTAGAGGGCCATCCCTATGAAGTTAATTACGAATATTGGAAGTGATCGTGTCGTTGATGAACTGCGAGGCTGCTTAAAGGACAGTTCGGAACTTCAACTGGCAACTCCAGAATTCTCGCTTTATGCATTTGCTGAACTTCACAAAACTCTTAGTCAACTCAAATCCTGTCGTCTCATGCTTCCGGGAGGCGGTTTAGAAGACCTAGGCTTATTGGGTTCGGAAGCTGATCGTGGAGCACGAAACCAGTTGACGACTCGGTGGCTCGCACGTCAGTGCCAATCTTGGCTCTCACAAATGGTGCAAATCCGACAGACACCAGGAGCGTTGCCTCAGTCGGTTTTTTTAGCGGATCATAAGGATCAGTCGAAACGACGAGCGATCGCAGGAAGCTGCCCTTTCACGACGGATGGACTGGGCCTCAATCCGGGAAATCAGCTGAGCCTTGTTCAATTATCAGAACTCGAAGACGAATGGGAGATGTACGCTTCGTGGTTCCGCTCGCAGTGGAACAGTCTTGCAGAATCCGACGCTAAGGAGTGTCTTCTTGCAATGCTGCAATCGCTAGTCGAATTCAAAGCTCCAGCTCTAGCTTACCACCTTATCTTGTTCCATCTCTTCAAGGATCTTGGTGCCGAACTCGACGAAGAGAAAATCATCAAATCTGCTACGGGAATCCGAAACACAGTCGTCTGGAAGAAGCTCTTCAAGTTCCAGCGGGACGGAGTCATTGGTGCGATCGATAAACTTGAGCGACACGGTGGGTGTATTATCGCGGACAGTGTTGGTCTCGGAAAGACATTCGAAGCACTAGCAATCATTAAGTATTACGAGTTGCGTAACGATAGAGTCCTTGTCCTCGCTCCCAAACGCCTACGGGACAATTGGACGCTCTATAGAGCGAATGATCGTCGCAATGTTTTGGCTGCAGACCGGCTCAACTATGACGTACTAAACCACACCGACTTATCGCGGGATCGCGGAACGTCGGGTGATATTGACCTTGCTCACGTCAATTGGGGTAACTACGACCTCGTCGTCATTGACGAGTCTCACAACTTTCGCAACAAGATCACGCACCGAGATCGAGAGAGTCGCTATCAGCGACTGATGCGCAAGGTTATTCAGGAAGGTGTCAAAACACGTGTGTTGATGCTCTCCGCGACGCCAGTTAATAATCGATTGGCTGACCTCAAAAATCAGATTGCTTTTGTCACCGAAGGGGACGATACCGCTCTGTTCGATCATGGGATCCCCAGTATTGAGGCTACGGTGCGGCAGGCACAATTACAATTCAATCGCTGGTTGAATATGGAAGACACCGAGCGCACACCTGTGCGTCTCATGGAAATGTTGGGGTTTGACTACTTCACACTTCTTGATCTGTTAACGATCGCTCGATCACGAAAACATATCGAGAAGTATTATGGTCTTGACGATACTGGAAGCTTTCCCACCCGTCTCAAGCCAATCAACATCAAGCCTGATGTCGATCTGGCGGGTGAGTTCCAATCGATCCGAGAAATAAACAACGAGATACGTCGACTGAACCTCGCCTCCTATGCCCCACTGCGGTACGTTCTGCCTCACAAACAATCCGCCTACGATGCCAAATACAGCACTCAGATCAGGGGCGGAGAAAGTTTCTTTCGGCAGGTCGACCGCGAAGAAAGTTTGGTGCAACTGCTTCGTGTCAACGTATTGAAGCGAATGGAAAGTGCAGTTCCATCCTTTGCTTTGACGATTGAACGACAGCTCTCCGACGTCGAAGCGATGCTGGAGAAAATTGAGGCTCATGCCGAATCCGTTGATGAAGTAGATATTGCTGATGTGGATATCGATGATGCAGCCTTTGAAAGCCTCCTTGTCGGTCGGAAGGTCAAAGTCCTTCTCCAAGATGTGGATCTTGTCCGGTGGGAACAAGAATTAATTGAAGATCGCAACCGTCTAGCAACACTTCTCTCTGCAGCCCGACAAGTCAACGCAGCACGCGACGCCAAACTCGACGCACTACGTCAGGTCATCACGCAAAAGTGCCAACAGCCCCTCAATTCCGGCAACAAGAAAGTCATCGTTTTCACGGCTTTCGCGGATACTGCTCGGTATCTCTACGAGCAACTCGCACCGTGGGCTGAAGAGAATCTTGGACTACAAAGCGGTTTAGTAACGGGGACAGGCAAGAGTCGGACGACGCTTCCTTCGTTACGGACGGACTTGGCCAGTATTCTGACAGCTTTTTCGCCGAGGTCCAAAGAACGTCCAGAGGACATGGAATCCGAGGGAGACATCGATCTCCTCATTGCGACCGACTGCATTTCGGAAGGCCAGAACCTGCAGGATTGCGACTACCTCATCAATTACGACATCCATTGGAACCCGGTTCGCATTATCCAGCGGTTCGGACGTATCGACCGAATCGGGTCACCAAACACTTCCATCCAGTTGGTGAATTTCTGGCCCAACATGGAACTTGAGGAGTACATCAACCTCGAGCAACGAGTAAGCGGCCGCATGGTCTTGCTCGACATTTCTGCCACCGGTGAAGAAAACATCATCGAGCAGCAGTCTGGCAACCAGATGAACGATCTGGAGTACCGCCGTAAACAACTGCTGAAACTTCAAGATGCGGTCATCGACCTGGAAGATCTCTCGAGCGGAGTTTCAATCGCGGATCTCACCTTGACTGATTTTCGAGTTGACTTAGCAGGATATTACCGCGACCACCGAGCACAGCTAGAGTCACTTCCGCTTGGACTTGTGACCGTCACCACAACGCTCGACGCGGGAGACTCTACGATTCCTCCCGGAACAATCTTCTGTTTACGAGCTGAAGGAGAGGCAGCGAAACGTACAATTGAACCTGGATACCCGCTAGCTCCTCACTACCTCGTTCACGTTGGAGAAGACGGCAACGTTCTTTTGCCATTTACTCAGGCGAAACAAGTTTTGGATCGATTGAAGCGACTTTGTATTGGCCGCGACCTACCCGATGCCGTGGCATGCAATCGCTTTGATCGAGTGACTCGGGACGGAGAGGATATGAACACCCTCCAAAAGTCTCTATCGGCAGCCATCGCGTCGGTCGTCGGGAAGAAGGAAGATCGAGCCGTCGCCAGCCTATTCTCTCCAGGTGGGACCCATGTCATGAAGGGGGAGTTCGCCGGCATCAACGACTTCGAAGTCGTCGCCTGCTTGGTGGTTCTCCCTCCAACGGATGACTCCCGAGAGCAAATTGTCTCGAAAGAGATTGCAGCATTCACGTTCAAATTCGAGCAGCCTGGTAATGGCTCTTTCACGTCCGCCGAACGGTACTTGTGTATTGACGAAGCATGCACCGCACTCGCCGAAATGATTCAGGAGCTCGATTCTCCGGGCAATCTAAAAGTCGATGTGGTGCGAGCCGGAGTGATTGATGGATCGCTTTTAGTAGACTGCTCAATCGTTGCAATGGGCACCATTGCAGTATTTGGAGGCCTGGGAAATACCTTACATGCCTTTGGACTCGGCTTGGAACAGCTTGCCAGCGGAACTGAAAGATTTGCTGAACTCATGAGGTCTAGTGGACAATGGTTGAAGTGGGCCGCCTGCCGATTGACACCTCAATCCATGCCGGAAGTCCGGCGACCGGGATGCTTCGGAATCATTGAGCAGTTGGATCGTCGCACAAGGCGCTGCCGGGACTGTGGTTTCCTTGACGAATGTGTTGCCGCAGTTGAAGGGGAGCATTCGTGA